CCCGATTCATAACGCTCTGTATGATCACCTCACTTCTTTCGATTGGTGTGTCCGAGGAGATGTTAGGAGCGAGGATTTTCTTGCTGTCTGCGACGCTGGCAAGGAAGATATAATTAGCGGTGATTACAAAGCCGCTACTGACAAGATATATCTTTCTGCCGTCAGTGCTATCGTAGAAGTCCTCGCGGAGGAGAGGGAATTGAGTGACGAGGAGAGGGAATGCCTCGTCGGTAGTTTTGAGAATTTGCGGTGGCAATCGTGCGCGGGTAAGGAGCACCCGATTCGCAGAGGGAGTATGATGGGAAACCTTGTAAGTTTCCCACTTCTCTGCCTGTTGAACAAGGCATGTCACGATATTGCTGCCGCAAGGGTCTACGGGCCGTGGGAGAGGAGAGTAGGTAGGTTTAACGGTGACGACTGCCTTTTTCAGGGTAGTCATGCCATGTACGCAGAGTGGAAGAAAGTTACCTCTGTATACGGGTTCGTCGTCAATGAGGAGAAGACGATGGTTTCGCGTTGTTGGGCTGACCTTAACAGTCAGACCTTTGACGTGAACCGCCGTCGACTCGTATCCAAACCTGTCCTATCCTTCCTCCTTCCTTCTCGAGATGAGCCCGGCGAGATTCTCTCATCCGTCCTCCAGGGAATTAGTTCGTTTCGGCCGGCAGTCCAGCAATGGATTGTCAATGTGCTGATGCGTTACGAAATTTCCCTTAGAGGGTTCACTCTTTCTTCCCTTCCCTCCGCTTGGTGTAGGATCCTCGTAAAGAGGAAATGGTTTCGGAAGGTGGTCTGGGGAGGACCAGCGACTTCGGAATCGAGCTTTTATGCTGGAGGAAAGCCCCTCGAGGGGGGCCTTCCTTACGTTGACCGCTCTTTTCCAACAGTTGTTGGTCCTCCTCCTATTCCCTCTGTGTTGCGGTCTGTAGAGACCCTTTGTGCTAAATTGACAAAAGCACACACAGAGGCATGGACCGGTGTACGCGTTAAGCCTGTCTCAAGAAAGCTCGACAGGTCGACTTTTCGCGCGCGGTACGATTCACCTTCTTCGCCGCTTCCTCTTTCAAGATTCGTGGGGGTGAGTGTGAGGTGGGGGTTTCTCTGGCCGAAGAGCCTATACCACATGGTTAGCGAGGATTATCCTCAAATTTTGCTGTCTGACCATGAGGCTCTCGTTCGGAAGAGTTACCCCCATTCTCCCTATCTTGTGCTTCGGCACTCGTATAGAGTCATACGCCCCCACGTTCTTCCTATTCCCCCTCCTCCTTTTTACCGAGCCCGCTCCCTTGGCTCGGACCTCCTACTCCCTATCCTGCTTCAACGCCTGCGCAAAGCTGGATAGTGGGCTAAATAACTAGGAGGGTTTATGAATCTGATGACGTCAACATCAGCAGAATTCTTCCGCTTCGATCGAGAAGTTGGCTAGCA